AATGTCAAATAAATTTGAACAATTATTAGAATTGCTAATCAACGAAGAGAATGATAAAGCGGAAGCGTTATTTCATGAAATCGTAGTAGAGAAGTCTAGAGACATCTACGAAGGATTAGCAGAAACAAAAGACAACGATTCGGAAGAAAAAGTTGAAGAAACTACTGAAGAAAAAGTTGAAGAAACTGCTAAAGATGAAGCAGTCGATGAAGGCGAAGAAGTCGAAATCGAAGAAGATTCAGAAGATAAAAAAGACGAAACTGTCGAAGAAGAGTCTATCGAAGAAGTTGGTGGCGACGCTACTGATGAATTAGTGAAAGACATCTCTGCTGAAGAAGAAGGCGAAGGCGAAATGGCCGCTGATGAAATGGGCGACGAAATGGATGCCGAGCAAGGAGAAGAAGGCGACACTGAAGAAAGAGTTGCTGACTTAGAAGACGCTTTAGATGAACTAAAAGCCGAATTCGAAAAAATGATGTCTGGCGACAAAGGTGAAGAAGAGGAAAAAGAAGAATCTCTAGAAGCACCGGTAGAACAGACAGTTGCTGATGAAATCCAACCTATGGAAGCAAAGCACGACGACAAGAAAAAAGAAAAAATGGATGAATACAAAATCCAAAAGTCGGCTGATAACAAAGACCATGCTGATCACAAAAAATCACCAGTAAACGATGCAGGAACAAAAATGGGACACGGTGCTAAAAATATAGCACAGGGTTCTGCTGAAGAAAAAGGCAGAGCGGCTCCTACAGCACAGAAAATGGCAGGTGATTTTGAGAATACAGGCGGAAAAGACAAGTCTACTTCGATGAAAAAAGAAGTTAAGGCTGATAACGCCGATCATTCAGACAAATCAGCAAAATCTCCAGTTGCTTCTAAGAAGTAATTGGAATTAAAGGAGCGTTAGGATGTCATTGTATCTTAGAGAGCACTTAACCTTTGATCAGGCTAGAGTACAGGTATTGCACGAAGGCAAAGACGGCAAGGATTTGTACATGAAAGGGATCTGTATTCAAGGCGGCATTAAAAATGCCAATCAGAGAGTTTATCCTGTGAATGAAATTCAAAAAGCAGTGAAAACACTCAATGATCAGATCAGTTCTGGTTACAGCGTACTAGGTGAAGTGGATCATCCAGACGATTTAAAAATTAATTTGGACCGTGTCTCACACATGATTACGGAAATGTGGATGGACGGTCCAAATGGATACGGCAAGATGAAAATTTTGCCAACACCAATGGGTCAACTTGTCAAAACAATGTTGGAATCTGGTGTGAAACTAGGTGTGTCAAGCCGAGGTTCTGGTAATATATCAGAATACGGTGGGGGCGAAGTTTCAGACTTTGAGATCATCACTGTAGATGTTGTGGCCCAACCTTCGGCGCCGGGTGCTTACCCAACTCCAATTTACGAACACTTGTTGAACACAAGGGGCGGAAATAAAGCAATGGGTCTGGCGAATGAAGTTCGAAATAACAAAAAAGCACAAAAATACCTCCAAGAGGCACTAACCAATATAATAAAGGGGTTGAAGTAATATGTTCGACGCAATATCAAAACTAGTTGAATCTGGCGTTATCGGAGAAGACACTAAAAAGTCTATCGAAGAAGCATGGGATTCAAAAATTAAAGAAAACAGAGAGCAAGTAACTGCTGAACTCAGAGAAGAGTTTGCAAAAAGATACGAGCACGATAAATCAAACATGATCGAAGCAATTGACAAGATGATGTCTGATAAGTTGGGTGAAGAAATCAACAAATTCGTTGAGGACAGAAAAGCACTTGCACAAGAAAAAATCGCCTACAAAGAATCAGTAGGCACTCATTCAGCAAAATTAGAAGAGTTTGTTTTAAGCAAACTTACTAATGAGATGAAAGAGTTACACAGCGACAGAAAATCTGTTGGTGAAAACTTTGCTAAACTTGAAGAGTTCGTTGTAAACGCACTTGCCAAAGAGATCAAAGAGTTCGCAGAAGACAAGAAATCTGTGGTTGAAACCAAAGTAAAATTAGTGAAAGAAGCCAAAGTACAATTGGCTAAATTGAAAGAGGCTTTCATTAAGAGATCTGCTAAAGTTGTAGAAGGTGCTGTTACTAAAAAGTTAGGCGAAGAAATCGCACAACTTAAAGAAGACATCACATCTGCAAGACAGATTTCTTTTGGTAAACAAATTTTCGAAGCGTTTGCTTCAGAGTATCAGGCTTCTTACCTAAATGAGAAGTCAGAGACTGCAAAACTATTAAAAGTAGTTGACGAGCAGACTTTGAAACTAAAAGACGCTGAGAAATCCATCGAAGAGGCAAAAACGGTGATTGAGTCTAAAGAGAGAGAAATTTCTCAACAAAAAGACTTGATGGAACGTAAGGCGACGATGGCTGAGTTGCTCAAACCTTTGAGCAAAGACAAAGCGGAAGTTATGAGTCAGTTGTTAGAGTCAACTCAAACTGACAAATTAAAGTCTGCTTACGACAAGTATCTACCTGCTGTTATGGAAGATGCTCCTGTATCTAAGGCGAAGAAGATTATTTCTGAATCGTCTGGAGACAAAGCAGATCACAGACAGACTAGGGATGATGCTGACTTGAGTAGTATTCGTGTATTAGCGGGTCTACAAAAGATAAACAACTAAACTAAAAAGGGGAATATCAAATGTCAGAGATATTTGAATCAAAATGGGGCGAAACTAAAGCCGCATTAACTGAAGGTTTAGCAGGCAACAAGAAAAAGACAATGGACGTTGTGTTAGAAAACACAAAGAGATATTTGTCTGAACAAGCCACAGCAGGTGCTACATCTGCCGGTAACGTTGCTACGTTAAACAGAGTGATCCTTCCAGTAATCAGACGGGTTATGCCGACTGTTATCGCTAACGAAATCGTTGGTGTACAGCCGATGACCGGTCCTGTTGGACAGATCCACACACTAAGAATAAGATATGCAGACACAGTATCAGCAAACACAACTGCTGGTGAAGAAGCATTATCTCCATTCAAAATTGCGAAAGCATATTCTGGTAACCAGAACAACACAACTCCTAAAGCGGCTTCAACTGCTTCTTTAGAAGGAACTGCTGGTAAAAGATTATCAATCCAGATCTTGAAACAACCGGTTGAAGCGAAATCTAGAAAATTAAGTGCTAGATGGACTTTCGAAGCGGCTCAAGATGCTCAAGCACAGCAAGGTATCGATGTTGAAGCAGAAATCATGGCGGCGTTAGCCCAAGAGATCACTGCTGAGATCGACCAAGAGATCATTGGATCATTAAGAACATTAGCCGGTTCGGCTTCTGAGACTTTTGACCAGTCTGCTGTGTCAGGTACTGCAACATTCGTTGGTGACGAACACGCGGCTTTGGCTGTGTTAGTCAACAGAGTTGCTAACCAAATCGCAACAAGAACAAGAAGAGGCGCTGGAAACTACGCTGTAGTATCTCCAACTGCTTTAACTATCCTTCAATCAGCAACAACTTCAGCGTTCGCAAGATCA